CCCCCCCCCCCCCCCCCAACATGACCGACATCATCCACATCGACCACGACGCCGTCGAGGTCCACCTCGACCTGCTCTTCGGCCGCCAGGCCAAGGGCTTCGTCTGCCTCCGTGGCATCGGCGAGAAAGGCACGTCCCGGGAGGGCGTGTTCCGTGAGGACATCTTCCTCGAGCCGGCCCGCCTCGGCTGGGAGAAGTTCGTCGACGCCGTCATCTTCCACGCCACCCGCTGGGGCCAGCACGACGTCGCCACCTTCATCGTGCCTTGCACCCTCAAGGAGGAGCGTGGCACCGCCGAGAACTGCGACGTCTTCCGCACGATCTGCGCCGACTTCGACACCGGCGACACCCAAGCCAAGCTCGCCTTCGCCGAGAAGCACATCGGCCCGATCACCATGGTCGTCCTGTCCGGCGGCATGACCGAGGAAGGCACGCCCAAGCGGCACGCCTACTGGTACATCGACCCGACCAACGACGTGGCCGCCGTGGTCAAGGCCCGGGACGCCATCGCCCGCAAGTGCGGGGCTGACGTGCAGTTCGGACTGGGGGTCGAGGGCAATCCCTACGGCCGCGCGCATCAGCCCATCCGCATCGCCGGATCCGTCCACGGAAAGAACGGCGTCCGCCGTGCCGTCGTCATCGAACGGTGCGAGGAGGGCGAGATCTACATGCCGGCCAACCTAGACGAGGTGGCCGATATGCCGGCCAGCGAGTGGGCCATCGTCGAGAAGCCGGCCGATCCCTTCACCACGCCGGAAGGACCCGCCGCCGTCGACCTGCTGACCGCCGAGGTCAAGGCCGGTGGCGAAGGCGCCATCACCCGGTGGTCCGCATTCAACGGCGTCGCCGGCCATTACATCCACACCGCCCGGGTTGGGAAGATGACTCTCGACGCCGCACGCCTCGCTACCTACGGCTGGATGCAGGCCAACATGTCCCCGCCTTGGCCCGAGGCCAGGTTCAACACCGAGTGGCAGGGCCTACTGCGAAACGACATCGCCACCCACGGCCCGATGCCCGAGCCGGAGAAACCTATCCTTGAGGAGGGCAAGGGCCTTGCCGTCTGGGCCGCACACCGCTGGTCCCTCGGCGAGAAGCCCGAGCGTCAGTTCCTCGTCGACAAGCTGATCATGGCGAAGGCCCACCAGCTGCTCGTCGCCGAGGGCGGAGCAGGCAAGACCTTCCTTATGCTGGACCTCGCCCTCAAGGTGGCGGCCCGCCGGGAAGGCGACACATGGGGCGGAATGCCGGTCATGCGCAAGGGTGCGGCCGTCGTCATCACAACCGAGGACGACAAGGACGAGCTTCACATCCGCCTCGCCGACATGGACCCAGACGGCTCCCGCCGGCGTGAGGCCGGCGACGACCTCATCATCCTGCCCACCATCAACAGCGGCGGCTCCTTCTCCCTCGTCGAGAAGGACCCCAAGACGCAGGAGGCCAGGCCGTCACGCAAGTGGATGGAGCTGTTCGCCCTGCTCCGCCAGATCCCGAACCTCCAGCTCGTGGTTATTGACACCCTTAACAGCGTTCTTCACGGCGAGGAGAACTCCGCCACCGTGATCAACGAGTTCGCCCGGGTCGCCTCGCAGGTGTCCGGCGAGCTTGGCGCCACGCTCATCATCCCGCACCACATCCGCAAGCAGGGCGACGAGCCGATCCGCAACGCCGAGCAGATGAAGGCCGCCGTCCGCGGCTCGACCGCCATCCTCGGCAGCGTGCGTGCGGCCCTCGGCATCTGGCATTGCTCCGACTACGACCGACGAATGAAGGCCCTCAACCTCGTCCCGAAGAAGGGACACATGTGGAAGATGGCCGTGCTGAAGGCGAACAACCCGGAGATGTACGACGCCGAGCGTACGCTCCTGCGTACGGAGGTCGGCCTGCTCGTCGACGTCACCAACAAGGACAAGTTCAACGACGTGAACTTCGTCGAGCGTCGGGAGTGGTTGCTCGCCGCCGTCAAGCTTGCGGCCAGGGCCGGCCATCCCTACTCGGCCGAAGGCAAGAACGCCAAGAGCGGATTGTACCGCCGGCGTGGCGAGCTTCCGGTCATCCTCCGGTCCATCGGCCCGGGCGAGTTCGCCCACATGGTCGAGGAGATGCTCCTCGCCAAGTCCCTCGTCGCCGCCGCCGCCAAGGGCGGCAAGGACAAGAAGTGGCTGGACGTTCCGAGCGGCCCGATCGCCAGCGACGAAGCCGGCGCCGAGATCAACTCCGGTGCGTACGATGGCCCGGACTGGGACCACTACGAGTTCGACAAGGATACCCGCACCATCCTCAAACGCCAATGAAACACAGGCCCATCATCAATCTCGCAGACGACGGAAGGGACAACCTGTCCCTTTGGGAACGCTGCCGGCTCATCGTACAAAATGGAGTTAAGAAGTACGGCGATGCCGGCGGCCTGCCGATCTCCGGCACAGGTCGGGCTAGAAGGAAGAAAGACGTTGAGAAAAAGATTGCCAAGCGAAGGAAGTGAGCAAACGTCGGTGTCCCCCAACGATACCAACATGGTCACATCACTAGCCACAATGGCGGCCGCCCTCATCGCACCCATGCCCGACGCATGGGTCGACGCCGTCGAACACGTCGAAAGCTCCGGGCGTGGAGCCGAGACACCAGCCGGCGACAACGGCCGGGCGATCGGACCGTTCCAGTTTTGGGAGGTCAGCTGGCAGGACTGCTCCGCCCTGCGGAAGAAGCTCGGCCTGCCTGTCTATCCGTACAGCAAGGCCAAGGACCCGGCCATCGCCAGGTCCTACGCCAAGGTCTGGCTTGCCCATGTCCGGCGCAAGCTCAAGGCCAAGCTCGGCTACGATCCCAGCCTCGGCGAGACGTGGCTGGCGTGGAACCTAGGCATGACCGGCTACGGCCGCTTCGGCTTCCGCATGACCAACGTCCCGGACCACAAGTTCATGGTCGCCCACCGCCTCAACAACGCCGTCCGCTAACTTCACAACCCGACATGAGCCAGACCTACGACAACACCAAGCCCCTGTACGACGCATGGGGCAACAAGTTCCACCCCGAACTGCATGAGGTACGCAAGGGCGTTCCGACGCAGGACAAGAACGGCCGATTCAAGTTCAAGCGCAAGGTGAAGAAGCAGTTCGCCGCCGCTCTCGGACAACAGGAGCTGAACATCGGAAGCAGGGTATGAGCGACCAGATCATCCACTCCCCGATCTTCGACCTGCAAGGCAGGTCCGCCGTCGCCTTCCGGGGGAAGCTCATGCTTCCCTCGACCGCCGCCCGGATCAACGAGTACCGCCCGCACCTCCGCCGTCTCGCCGAGCAGGGCCTGTGCCTACCCGAGGTCGCACGCAAGGTCGGCTACACCCCGGCTACCATCCGCCGGTGGGCCATCATCCTAGGCATCTCCTTCACCAAGAAACGACGCCGCATGTGCGGCACGTCGTACGACAAGACCGGGTGGCGTGAGGTCATCCTCGGCCAGGCCGCCGAGGGCGGCACCATGGCCCGGGCCGCCGCCATCATCGGCGTGCCGGTGTCCAACATCCACCGCTGGTGCGTGGACAACGACGTCGTCTGGAAACAGATCAAGATCAAACGCAATGCGAAGAACCAAGACCGATAAGGACCAATGGAAGGGCGGACTAATCATCCGCCACGACACCGACCAGTCCACGCTCAACCCCCAGCAGCTCGCCTTCGTCGACGCCTACGTCGCCAACGGAGGCAACGCCCTACAGGCGGCCAAGTCGGCCGGCTACGCCGACGGCGGCAACCACCTGCTCCAGAACCACAAGGTCCGTGAGGCGATCGAGCTGAAGCGGGACACCGAGATCAAGACCACCGGCGCCACCACGGCATGGCGTGTGATGCAGGAGATGATGACTGACCCGGCCGCACCGGCGCAGGTCCGGTTCCAAGCCGCACGCTGGACCCTCGAGGCGTCCGGCCATGGCCTGTCCGCCGTAGCCGCCGCCATCCAGCTCGGCAAGCAGGGCAAGAAGGACCAGCATGAGATGTCCCTCACCGAGCTGGCCGACGTCGTCGAGAAGGGACGCAAGCAGCTCGAGTCCATGCGGCAGGTCGTCGACGACCTCAAGGCGTTGGACGGAGCCGTCGAGCTAAAGCCCGAGGACGAGTAACCCTTTCCCCCCACACACATGAACGAACCCAACACACCCGCCGAAGGCACCACGCCGACGGCCAACCACGCACCCATGCCACGCTTCTGGTGGCTCAACCCTTGGAGCGAAGCCATCGCCTGGCACCGCCGAGCCGAGAACGCCTATCGGTCCGGCGTCGAGGCGGCGAAGAAGTACGCCAAGCTCGCCGGCGAGAAGCTCGCATGCAATCAAGAGGTCTACGAACAGGCTAACCGCATCCTCTCCCTGCACCGGGAGCGTGACGCCGTCATGGCCGACAACGTAAGGATCCAACAGGAGCTGAACGATGCCTGCGAGCAGGCGAACAAGGCAGGCGACGACATCGAGAAGATGGCCGCAAAGTGCCTCGAGCTGGAGCAGAAGGTCATGGAACTCGAGGTCAAGTGGCCGAGGGATCTGTGGCACGGCGGAAAGATCTACGGCGACGTCTACACCTGCCAGCCTTACAGCAAGACGCACAACGAGAAGCAACAGCTGATCAACGAGCGTGACAACTACAAGGCCGCCAACGAGTCGCTCAAGGCCGACCTCGACCGGGTCGTAAAGGAACGAGACGCCGCCATCTTCGCCGAGTCGATCGTGCCGAAGAAGGCAAAGCGCAAGCCTGTGAAGAAAAAGGGAGGCAAGCGATGAGCCGCTACGAGGACACCCGGCACCACGATGAGATCGTCCACCTGCGTGGCCGGCTCAACCATGCCGAGATGCAGAGGGACCGGTTCCAAGCCGCCTTGCAAGGCGACGTGCTGAAGATCGCCAAGGTCGCCATCTACCAAGCGGCGATCGACGCCGGCAAGGATGCCGACGCCGACACCATCGGTTGCATGGGCGTCGAGCTGGACGACCTCAAGGCCGAGAACGCCAAGCTCAAGGACGAGGTCGAGCG